ATAATGTATTTAACCGACCCAAAGGTAGCAGCCAGGATAGATACCACGATGGGTATAATAACAACGAGTTTACTCTTTTGTAAGTCCATTTGTGTCCTTTAATTCCATTTGTTTTTTATGTTCTTGTTCCATAATCGCATCAAAGAGATTATCATCCGTTCGTTGTCTTTTCTCTTCTTTCTTCAGGAAGTTCATATCTCTACATTTTTTAGCAACGAGTTCTAGTTCAGGTCCCATCTCTATATTTCTATATTTTCTACAAATTTTAAGAAGTTCTAGTTGATGTCTAAGTTCGTATCTCTCTTCTTGTGATTTTTTAAATTTTTTATCGCAGGTATTTCCAAATTTAAAACGAAAGTTTACTCCTACTCTGTACTCATGATCTTCATGAGAGCTTGAACCTCTGTCGATGTAGTCCATTCCGCCTTGTCTATATTCTACGTAAGGAGTGATATCACCAGCATAACAGTCACGCCAGTTTTGGCCAAGGTATTCGTTTTTTGCTTGGGCTGATCCGCACGCAACAAGAAATAGTACGCCAATAATTATAGAGGATATTAGATATTTCATCCATCTAATTTCCTTGTTCCTTTTTTCTCTTGCGTTTCTTCTTGCCCTTAGAATTTTTAAAGTTCTGTACTTCATCTTCTATTATCTCCACTTTGGTTTTAATTAAAACCATATCTTGTGAAAGAGAGAATGTACGTTGCAGTGTCCATCCTCCGAGCGCTAATAGTATAGCGAGTAGTGCCGTGATTAACTTATCATTCATTTTGTTCACTTTTAATTTGTTCTAATTCTCTATACGTTTTAGTTGGGTTTGTCTGAGCTAACTCATGTATAGACAAACTTTTTAGAGAATGTTCATACGTTAACGCTTCTGCGTTTTCTTGGTCTTCGTTTACGCGACAACATGTACCAGATTTTTCTTTTTCTTTGGTATGCATATTGCAAGTTTTTTCTTCGTCTATTGGCATGAGAGACACTCATCGTTGTTTACTGTAGCTCCCTGGGGATTACATTTACATTTTTCGCAAGGACATACACCTGTACTATCTGAATGTCCTTTGACATTACAATGACAATCACAAAAACAATCTTTACATTTAATCATTTTTTTTCTCTTCCATATCATAAAAGAACTTATCGGTATCTTCTGTTTTCCATTTACCGGTGTCTTCTACGTTCCATTCTGAAGTTTGTACCTTCCAGTCAGGAACTTCATCCCTAACTGTAAAAGAAGGTATACTCCATATTAATCTATTATTAGGTTGTGCTGCATAATTTCCATTCTCTAAAGCGAGAATGTGTGCACACTTATGTTCGTGTGGTATTTCAGAATGATCTGTATCGACTATATTACTCTCTGGGTGAGCCCAGTCAATAGTAAAAAGATAATGGCCGTGATACCATTTTTTATCTTTACCAATATATTTAGCTGTTTGGCTGGCTAAAATATCGTAAGTAGTAATAGCAGGATAGTAACTAAAACAATTCCAAAGCTCCAACTCGTCAAGTCTAGGCCGAGGAACTTTTTTGACATCAAAGCCTCTTTGGATAAAGGCGCTAATCGGTAAACGATAGAAGATAGCACCATTTTCCATAATTGCATGAAAGAGTATAGCGCGCCCTGAAATTGATGCCATCCCAAAGATGACACAGTCTTCAGCTTCTCCCACATGTCCGGAAAGGTCATATAGATACTCCCTTCTTATCTGCGCATAAGTCGCAGGAATATTCGCGTTCAAATAAGCCATTTAACATAAAGTCCTTATACAGCTATAATTATAATAACTACAACAACCGCTATTCCGATAGCAATTTTAGGATGAGCTTTTGCTTTTGCCCATGCCTTGTTAATGTGTTCCATAGTTTCCTCCCTATTTATCATAGATATCTCCCCAATTTTTACCTTCTTCATAGTCTACTTTATTGGGAACTTCAAGTGTAACAGCATTCTCCATAATCTCAACGATTTTCTTGGCTTCATTATTATCTCTAATTGAGACACATAACTCGTCATGAATTTGGATATGTGCAACCACACCTGCCTTATAAAGTTCTAACATAGATTTTTTAGTCATATCTGCTGCTGAACCTTGTATAAGTTTGTTTAACGATTTGTAAGTATAAGCTCTTCTAATCCCTGGTCCGTGTTCCTTGAGTGCTTCTTCATGTGATAATGCTTTATGCATACCGAAACTGTTTGGTTCCCATAAATGAAACCTGCATAGTCTTCCAAGTAAAGTTCTAATCTGTCCTCGGTCCTGAGCTCGATTCGATGCTTTCTCCATAAGTTGTTTTACGAATGGAACTTTAGCATGATACTGATTAAATAACTCTGCAGCTTTTTCTTTAGTCACTCCTAGTTCTGCCTGAAGTTTAGCTTTACCCATCCCATAAAATAATCCTAAGTTAATTGTTTTAGCTTGTGATCTAGGAATCTGTGCCATATCTGCTACTGTTCCATGAAAATCTGAATTTGAATCTGCTTGATAAGCATCAACAACATCATACACGGAAGGTAATTTATAGAGCGCTGCATAATGAACAACGAGTCTAGGTTCTTGTTGTGAGTAATCAAAACAACCCCACTTACATCCTTCTTCAGGTATAAATAAACTTCTAATCTTTGGTCCTAAATCTTTATTACGTGCGGGAATCTGTTGAAGGTTAGGATTTTGATAACTAAATCTACCTGTCACTGTTCCGCCTCCTGCATTTCTTAACTGATTAATTTCTGCATGGATTCTACCTTTATGTTCATATCTTAAAATAGAATCAATGAAGGTAGTATGAGCTTTGTTAATTTCTCTAGCTTTAGCAATCATTCTAACAACTGGATGTGAATGTTCTTGTAAAAAATTTTTAGTAAAAGAAGGAGCAGCTGTTTTTTCTGTACGAGGGTATTCTATTTTTAACATATCAAATACATTAGCTACTGATCTTGCGGCCCATATCTGTGGTAAAATATTTGTTTCTTTTTCAATGGCTCTTAAGATTTCTTTTTCTTCAGCCATCAGTTCTTTCTTCATGAGATGAGCTCGTTCTGCATCTACTCTTACTCCTTTGAATCTCATATCAACCAAACATGGGAATAGATCTGTTTCTAAATCAAAAATGTCTTCTAGGTCTTGATGAATAATTTCTTTTTTAAGTTCTTGCCATAATCCTAAAGTTATTTCAGCATCCCTCTCTCCGTAAGAACCTGCGTGCATGGCAGGTAGCTTATACATTTCTGCTTTAGGATCGATGCCCCATTCTTCTGCAGCTTCAGCTAAAGCTCTTTCGTTCTTTCCATAACCTAAATAATGCCAGGATAAACTATTAAGATCATATCTAAATCTATTCTCATCGGTAATTGCTGCGGCGATCATGGTACAAACAATGTCACCATTAATTTTAAATCCAGCTGCTCTCAACCAACACACATCGTAAATTGCATTGTGAAAAATTTTTGTGGATGGTGCTTCTAAAATATCTTTAAGCCAAGAGAAAACTTGTTTCTTATCCATGTTTCCCCCACCTTCATGAGCAATTGGAAAATATCCTTTATAGAATGAAGTGGCTACTGCAATTCCAATGATTTCTCCATTACCAATTACTGAACCAGATCCTTTCTTAAGAAGATCAGGATCTTTTGTTTCTAAGTCTATTGCTATTTCGTCGACTTGTCTTAAGTCTGGAAACTCTGTTGGTTTAACCCATTCAGTTTGTGCTTCAAATTTTGGGATTCTCATTTTTTTAAAATCCCCCAGGAATTAGGTTTTGTTTTTCTCTCGGCCTCTTCTTTTGTGATACCCGCGTTCCGATATTCTTCTTCCTCAGTCATTGGAATCATATAATCCGGTAAGGTGTAGTCTCTCTCAATAATCATTTCACAATAATGTATTGCCTTCAATATATCCTGCTTTCCATCTTTATACGGGTGTCTACATATATACTTTATTATGTTGCCTTCTGCAAATAACATTTTGTTTTCATGCACAAATTCACTGGGCTGAATTTTCATTTTCTTGTAGTGGGCCCCACCGATTTGCTTAGTGTACACTTTCGATGTCATATCCATTACTCTCCTTTCGAGCTGCTAATACGTAAAGATTCTGCTTGGTTCTTGTTACTCCAACATACCATATTCGATTTTCTTCATCACTTTTGTCAGGGGATCTTTCTACAGCTTCTCTAATATTTTTGGTGTTATCTAAGATTAATAATACATTGTCTGCCTCTCCCCCTTTGGCGGAATGAATAGTAGATAAAACAACTCTTGCAGGTTGAACCAGTTGCTCTCCCTGCGCTAACATATTTCTAATATATAAGCTGTCATCAGGTTCTGTTTCAAACACATCAAACCATCTATCAGTATGGCCGTATCCAAATTCTCTTAAATCATACATACGTTCTTCTTTTTGCGGGAATTCTTTACCTAGATATTCAAATAAATCCCTACATTCGGTTAATGAAAGTTGGTCACCATTAGTCCATCGAGTAAAATTTTGAATAGCTGTGTAAAGTCGAGCTTTATAACTTTTACGTCCTTTGTATTCAAAGTAAATCCCCATATCTCTGAGTGAGGGTTTAAGTTTTATTAATCTGTCATTATACCTAGCGAGCACTAACCATTTTCCTTTATGTAATGGAACATCTTCAACTGAAGTACCAAAATATATATCTCCTTCTTCGTCTCTTGCTTCCCATTCTTTTTTAATTCTTCTCTCATCTGGTATTCTATCTAAAATATTGTCAGCAATGTGTTGAATCGTTCTTGGTACTCTATAAGATTGTGGCAAAACAATTTCTTTTGCGGGCTCATCTTGAAATCTTTTAACGTCTGCACCAGCCCATCCATAAATGGCTTGGTCATCATCACCCGCTAATATCATATGTTTTGTGTTCTTTTTTAACTCTTCAAACATCTTCCATTGAATAGGTGATAAATCTTGGGCCTCATCAATAAAAACTACGTCAAATTTTGGACACAATTCTGCCATATTAAATTTATGAATCATATCGGTAAAATCTTTCAACTGAAAGGCATCTTTATAGTTATTTATTTCATCTTCTAAAATAGGAATTAAATTCTTGTCGAGCTCAGTAGAATACATGTCGCTATTATATTCTTCTTCACTAGTAATTCCCTTAATTCTTGCGGCATTAATTAAATTAAAATATTCACTATCTGAATCTACAAATCCTGTTCGTTCTTGGCCATCACTATAAACTGTAACTTCTATTCCTAATTTTTTTCCTATGTCTTCGTAGTGTTCATCTTGCATCACTTCACTTTTCTTCATGCCTAATCTCTCAAAAGCTAAAGAATGTAATGTTTGAAAACGTTTTAAATGCTTGTAAGTTAGGTCAGGATAGCTGTCCAACATTCTATTTTTTGCTTCATTTGCAGCCTTTTTTGTGAAGGCAAAATAGCCTATTTTATCCAGAGGTGTCCCTAGTTTTAAAAAGGTTTTAACATATTTTAACAGTCTAGTTGTTTTTCCTGTTCCCGGAGGCCCGAGTATTTTTCTCATCATATAATATCCTTTTGGTGCTCGAGTCGAGTATGATAGATGGGTACGTTTTCAAATTCTTTAATAGAAATTTTAACTACATTTTTAGTAGGAGTGTTATATTTACCTTTTGTTTTACTAGGAAATCTTTTTTGTTCCATAAATTCTATGTCACAATTTTCATAAGTTTTCATCATC